TTGGGATAATGAGATAGGAAAATATAAATTTAAAAATGTTGGAGATATTCTTCCAGGCGATAGATTAGTTAAAGCTGATGGAAACGAAGAGGAAATATATGATGTAGCAATTGTTAGAGAAGATGTAGAAATTGCAACTGTTAATGTGGAAAATGCCGATGTTTATATTTCAAACGGATTAATTTCTCACAATAAAGGAACTACTTCACAACCATTTATTCCATCAACGGGATTAAGAATGTATCTAGACCCATCAAAAGCATCTTCTACAAACGGAACTGCAACAACTGATTGGTTAGATTTAAGTGGATGGGGTACGGGATTCAGACCAGCAGGACAAGGAGCATCAGCAGGTATTACAGGTAAATCCAATCCGGCATACAATAACGGAGCAAGTAGAAAAGAAAAATATTGGCAAGGTGCTTCAAACGCATTTTGGTTTAAAGATGCTACTACAAATATTAATGGTGGATATACTCAATTCAATACGAATACTTTATCTGTTGTAGCTTGGGTTAGATTTGCATCAACACCGGCTGCTGGATATTATAACTTCTTTAATAAGCAAGATGTTGCTGGCACTCGTATATTATCACTATATACCTATTCAAATGGGTCAGGTACATATAATATACACGAAGGTTCAACTGTTCAATATACATCATCTGGAACTGCATTAACTGCAGGAGTTTGGTATATGGTATCATATACTATTGGAAGTACAAACGTTGGATATTTTGATAAAACATCGGTTGGAAGTATTTCAAATGGTGCTAAAACTTATACAACGGGAGGTTTATTACAAATCGGTGGTAACTATGCAGAAAACACTACTTATTTCCCAGGACAAATTGGACCAGTATTATTTTACAACACTCAATTAACATCGACACAAATAGGACAAGTATATGATTATTTCTCACCAACATATAAGTAATATTAAATTGTTGTTTTGAAATAAAAAATTATATTTATAGTAGACATTAAAAATTAAATAAAAGCACAAAATGGCAGAAAAAATAGTATCACCGGGCGTATTTACAAAAGAAAACGACCTTTCATTCTTGCAACAGGGTGTAGCTGAAATCGGTGCAGCATTCATAGGACCTTTCAAAGAAGGACCTTTAACTCCTACAATCGTTAACTCACAATCTGAATTCGAAACTCTATTTGGAGTGGTTGATGATACATATTATACTCCGTTAGCAGTACAATCATATTTAAGAGAAGCTGGAACTGCAACTATTTGTAGAGTAGCTGGTGTTGGTGGATATACCGAAACCGCTCCTTTATTGATTAGCGCACTTAACTTAGGGCAGATTGATACATTAGTATCAGCATCAACCCTTACGAGTTATACTTCATCAGAAGGAACGAATGCTGGAACTGCATCTATTCAATTTATAGGTGGTACATTTACAACGGCACCAACTGCATATGTAACAATAGTAGGTGGTGGGGTAACAGGAATTACACTTACTCAAAAGGGAAGTGGATTGACGGTTGCACCGACTGCAGTATATGTATCTCAATCGGTAACGGCAACAAATTATCAAGCAACCGGTTCATTTGATATCACATATGATGTATCTGGTTCAACTGCAGCAATTTTATTTAATACCGCAGTAGGAGCAAACGCAGGTTTTTCAACCGCAACTTTAGCAGATAATGATGGTAATGGTGATTTCTACTTAGGTGGAGGATTAGACGTATCAGCATCTTTAAAATTAGTAGATTCAAATGATGTTGAAGCTGTATTTGGAACATCTCCATTCGGTGCTAAAGATGCATATGTATATGGATATTTCAAAAATAGTGGTATAAACTTTGATTCACACGCATCTTGTTCACGAGATATATTAGGAGAACAAGATTTCACATTTGATGCACAAGAAGCATTAACACCAATGATTCAATCTCAATTGATTAGTGGTGATAGAACGCCTTTATTCCAATTTGAAACAATCGGAGCAGGTAATGCAGCAAACACTAAAGTAAAAATAGGTATTACAAATATTAAAGCAGCTGGTTCTGTAAACGGAACTGATTATGGTGTATTTACCGTAGTTGTAAGAGATTACGCTGATACTAATAAGAAAAAGACTGTATTAGAAACTTGGGCAAATGTAAACTTAGACCCTAATTCTCCAAACTTTATTAGTAGAGTAATTGGTGATAGAAAATTAACTATCAATTCTGAAGGTAAAATTTCAGAAAGTGGTGATTGGGTTAATAATTCAAAATATGTTAGAGTAGCTCAATTAAACGTAGCAGCACCGGTACAAGCAGTACCTTTCGGACACGAAGCTTACACTTTACCAGTATCTGCATCAGCAGCAATTAGTTCAAAGATTCCATCTGTATCATTCGTAACTGCATCAGTATCACAATATGGTGGTATCGATTTAGATTTAAATACTGATAACGCAATTTACTTAAAACCAATTCCAGTAGGAGCAAGTGTAGGTAAAAACGTAGCATTTGGATTAGATGTAGTAAATGGTGGTTCATTATCAGTAGGTTCAACTTCAGCACAATTCGTTGTAGCATTCCAAAATGGATTTGATGGTATGAATCCGGCAACACCAATTGCAAAAGCAGGTGAAGCAGCATTTGAAGTTGGAACTAACTCACAAGGTTTCAATTTGGCAACATCAACTGCAAGTGGTTCAGTAGCATACGCTAAACATATCGCAGCATTATCAAATGCAGATGAATTTGATATCAATATGGTTGTAACTCCAGGTGTTGTAAGAAGATTACACCCTTCAGTAGTAACTTCAGTATTAGACATGGTTGAGCAAAGAAATGATTGTTTCTATATTATGGATTCAACTTCAGTAAATGATTCAATTAGTTTAGTAACTGCACAATCGGACGCAATTGATTCAAATATGGTAGCAACTTACTATCCTTGGGTTAAGACAATTGATATTAACACAAACAAATTAATTTCAGTACCACCTTCAGTATTATTACCTGGCGTATTCGCAGCAAACGATAGAGTAGCAGCAGAATGGTTCGCACCAGCCGGTTTGAATAGAGGTGGATTAGTAGGAGCAGTTAGTGTATTGAATAGATTAACACAATCTGAAAAAGATACATTATATGAAGCAAAAGTAAATCCAATTGTACAATTCCCTGGACAAGGTATCGTTGTATTTGGACAAAAAACTTTACAAGATAAACCATCTGCATTAGATAGAATCAACGTAAGAAGATTATTATTGACTGTTAGAAAGTATATCGCATCTACATCTCGTTATTTAGTATTTGAACAAAACACATCAACGACTAGAAATAGATTCTTAAATATAGTTAATCCGTATTTAGAATCAATCCAACAAAGACAAGGTTTGTACGCATTCCGTGTTGTAATGGATGATACTAATAATACACCAGATGTAATTGATAGAAACATTATGAAAGGGGCTATCTACTTACAACCAACTAAGACAGCTGAATTCATTCAAATTGATTTCAACATCTTACCAACTGGCGCCGCTTTTAACGGATAATTTAAAAAATAGATATTTATATAAAGAAACAATTAAATAGAGAAGAAAATGCCAGAAGTATTAGAGTTTGATAAAATGTTCTATACCAACTTTGAACCAAAGTTAGGTAATAGATTTATAATGGAAATCAACGGTATAGAATCGTATATGATAAAAACGGCTAGTAGACCAACTTTCACATCGGAAGTAGTTGAATTAGACCACATAAACGTAAAAAGAAAAATAAAAGGTAAATCTACGTGGGATGATATCACTATCTCTCTTTATGACCCAATTGTACCATCAGGTGCACAGCAAGTTATGGAGTGGGTTAGAAGTTCACACGAATCCTTAACAGGTAGAGATGGATACGCTGCTTTCTATAAGAAAGATATCACATTCTTCTTATTAGGACCAGTAGGTGATAAAGTTGAACAATGGACTCTTAAAGGAGCATTCATTACTTCAGCAAACTTTGGTGAATTAGATTGGGCTTCAAACGACCCATTATCGATAGAATTAACATTATCATATGATTACGCAATCCTTGAGTACTAATTTCTAATAGATAAACTTTAAAATAGTTAAGAGGGGGTATAGAAATATATCCCCTTTTTTATGTCTTATTTAGAATGATTCCAAATTTTAAAAATAATTAACAAAAGACTTGACTTTTAACGCAGAATGTATTACCTTTACTATGTAATAAGAGTTAAACATAAAACAAATAAAGTTATGAATATCACATGGTTAGAAGATAAGACACTAAGTACTTTCATCAGTTGTTTATATGCTGAACCGGGTTATTCCGATGTAGATGTAAACGATTTGAGTGAAGAATTAGGAATTCCTACTAAAACTATCAGAGGGGCGTTAGGTTCATTGGTTAAGAAAGGAATTATCTTCATAGATAGAAACGATAGTGGATACGATATTATCTACTTAAACAAAAACTATTGGGGAATGGTTAATGAGAATTGGGCTGAAGCCGCTAAAGATTAAACTTTAATTAGAAATTGATAATAAGAAAGGAGGACAGAAATGTTCTCCTTTTTTTATTTATATATACTTATATATAAACATTAAGTTATTATAATTATGGAACAACAAAACGTAGAACAACAAGTTACAAGAGGATTGGGTATGAGTTCATCGAATGAACAAAAAAACTATCCATTCCCAACGGAGGTTATCAGCTTACCATCAAAAGGATTAGGTTACCCCGAATCATCTCCATTATCTAAAGGAGAACTTACAATTAAATTAATGACTGCTAAGGAAGAAGATATTCTTACTTCGACTAATCTTATCAGAAAAGGAATACACATTGATAAATTAATGGAATCTATAATCATAGAACCAGGCGTTTCTCCAAACGATTTATTAATTGGTGATAAAAATGCAGTTTTAGTATCTTCCAGAGTTTTGGCATTTGGACCTGAATACGAAGTAACTGTTAATGACCCACAAGAAGATGAGGCTGTTAAAGTTACAGTCGATTTATCTAAAATACAAATTAAAGAAATAGATTATAGTAAATTAAATAGAAAAAATGAATATGATTTCGTTTTACCTATTTCAAAAACTCCTATTAAATTTAAATTATTAACACATGGTGATGAAATTGCCATTGGTAAAGATGTTGAAGCATCTGAAAAAACATTAAAGCAATCGAACGAAGTAACTGCTAGATATAGAAGAGTTATTGTAGAGGTTGATGGTGTTAGAGATTTGGGAAGTATCAGTATGTTTGTTAGTAATAGATTATTAGCCGGAGATTCCAAAGGATTACGAAAGGCTATTGCAGAAATAACTCCCGATTTGGATTTAAAATTCGAATACGAATCGCCGTACACAGGTGAGAAGGAGGCTCTCCGAATCCCGTTTGGGGTTGACTTTTTTTACCCTACCGAGTAATCATTCAGTAGTTCTCCATCAAAAACTATTTCAAATGGTATATTATGCTAATGGTGGATTCAATTGGCATGATGTTTATTTTATGCCGATTAAATTGAGAGAATTTTATTGGAGAGAACTTCTTAAAGCAAAGGAAGAAGAAAAAGAACAAATCGCAAAGGTAAATAGTTCTTCAAATTCATCTAATTCATCTAAAACTAAAAGAAGATGATATTTATAATAGAAATATAAATAACATAAGATATTATGTCCAAAAAATTAATAGTAGAAGTTGATGTGTTTGCCAGATTATTATCATTATTTTATGATAAGAAAGCAAAAGGTAAAGAAGATGATTTAGAAAAAGCCATCGATGCATCTGATAGTGTTACATTTGATAGAGCATATAAAGCTTGGAAATCCGATAGTGAAAAATTATTAATAAGTACTAAAAATTTATTAAAACAATCCGGAGCAAGTACTGCTAAGATAGATGCGTTATTGAAGCAATATCATAATTACTAATAGTACTATAAATGGCTAAAGCAAGTAATCTTAACGCTAGATTAATTTCTTTGAAAGAAGAAACTGACCAACTGAAAGCAAATGAATTACAGTTGCAAAAGTTATATGCTTTAGAGGATAAAATAACCGATGCTCAATTTCAAAAAGTAGAAGCATTAGAAGCTCAGAACAAAGTATTACAAAAATCTAAAAGCCAATACGAACAATTATTAAAATTACAAAAACAAAAGGCAAAGTTATTACAGGCTGAATTAAAAGATTACGATGATATCGATACGAATTTAGTTAGTATTGGTAATACCATAGGAAAAAATACAAAAGCTTATCAATTTCAAAAAGAAAAATTAGACCAAACGAAAGGTGTAATTGAAAGTATTGGTGTTGTTATAACTAAGAATTCTAAAATTAACGATAAGGATAAAGACCAGATGGCAAAGGTCTTAAAAGCTTATAAACAAAACCAAGCTTCAATTTTAGAAGCAAGTAAGTTAAAAGCTAGAGATAAGATTTCCCAACAAGAATACCTTAAACTCGTTGAAGATTCCAGAAAAACTTATTCGGATTTAAGGTCTGAAATTGAATTATCCGCTGAGGCAACTGCATTATTGGGAGACCATATTGCAAAAATGGATAATGAAATAAATACATTTGCCAATACAGCCAAAAAATCTGCAACTGCTTTAAAAGGAGTAGAATCAGCCATAGACCATATTGGTGGTAGTGGTGTTGAGGGCGTTAGAGAGTTGGGAGATGTTTTAAAATCAGCAGCAAATGGTGGTAAGGGATTAACAACTGCATTATCAGTAGCAGCGGGCGCCTTAGCGGCAATGGCATACAATTATGGATTGATTGGTGATAAGGTTGGTACTATTGCCAAATATGATAAAGATATAATAGGCGTACAAGGTAGTATTGATGCAACTAATAAGCAAATATCGATGGGTGTGGATTTACCAACCTATGATAAAGCCGGCAAAAATATAACAGGAACATTTAAAGCTGTTAATTATGTTGCAAAACAGGCTATGCTTGATTTTAGTACATCCGTACAACAAATGGGTGCATCATTTCAAGCCGCATCTAAAACAGCATTATTTGGTAATAAATTAGGTGGTGTCGGATATGCGGCATCCTCCTTACAAATGGCTGGAATATCAGCAGAAAATATAGCAGAATCAATGCAAGCGGCATCCGATGCGACGGGTAAAATGCCAACCGGTAAAATGGCAGCTGATATGTCTATAATGGCTCAAAGAACGGGTCAATCTACCGAAAGTATTGCAACTATAAATGAAACTTTTCAAAGATTAGATAAGGTTAGTGAAAAAACTGCTTTAAATTTACAAGAAGGAGTTAGAGCAATGGCTGATAAAGCCGGTGTGAACTTAGGTAGTGCTATGGCTGAAATAGCT